CCCGCCTGCATCAGGCGACCCCTCGTCCGTCTGTGCCTCTGTAACTGTTGTCGAAATTGCGACAGATCCCCGCGTAGTATCTACAGCTAGAGCTGTAATGACATCATCTAAAAGGTTGTTGAGCTTTGTTGCTCTATCGCTCTGTGTGTTGCCTGCTATGTGACATAGGAGAGTAACAGATAGAGTGCACTCAATATCATTGAACGGTTGATAAGCTAAACGCTCACGTACAGGCGCGTAGCCTATGAAAGGCTTTGCACCGCTACCCATATCGCCAAACGATTTTGCGACAGCCTCAACAGTTGCAACGGTTGTTTTGTACCCGTTGCCTGTAGTGATTGTTTCGAGAGTTGTCCCAATATTGGACAGGATAGTTGTGCGTCGAGGAGTTCCCATTATCGGACCTCAAAGACTGATCTACCTGCGATTACATCTACAGTGTTATTGCCGATGATCTCTTCTATGTCCGGCGCAGATTGCGCAGCTGCATAGCTGATGTATCCGGTTGATGGGATATAGACAGACTTTGGCAGAACGTACTGAGTAACACCGTTTGCCCAAAGTCTAGGGGCACCACCACCGTACACAGAACCCGGTATCATTTTGAGACCGGACATGTTCTTAGGGCTCCCAACGTTTCTAGCTGCTCTCGTGAGAGGAATAGCTAGGCTTCCCCCTGGCCTGCTGCTTTTTACTGTGCCGCCTGTTTCGTGAATCGATGCATAGGGTAGATCTGAGTAAGCGCCAGCAGTGATCATGTAGTCACTGGTTTTAATGAGTGTCGCATTCCAGGAATTAGCTAGCGTGCCTGTAGATCTCTTATTGAGAAATTGGCGCGTCGATTTATCCAGGTAGAAAGCAGCAACCTCTGCAGCCTCTAACGCAGACGACTCAAAAGCGATAGGTAGGTTGCGCTTTATGTTTCTGAATATCTCGCCTAGATCATTCTCTATATGGATACTTGAAAACGCAGAGGGCTTGCCTGCAGTGCGCGGGCGTATTGCGGGCGGCTTTTTTTTGCCGCCGCCGCTGCCTTTCACAAAGCGCCCTTTGCTATCGCGTTGCGCTGGCATTACACGTCATCCCCGTTGATGTCAGAGTCGTCACCTGTGCCGGGATAATCAAACGAACCCGATCGGGCAAACGGTAGGATGAAATCAGAATCATCTTCAATCGTCTCTTGTCTGTCTCTTGAGAAACTACCCTTGTATCTTGCGCCAGCGTTGCCGCGATTAGCTCGCAGAAGTTCAGCTAAGAGCTGTCGATAGTTCTCAACAATAATAGATCGATTCGCTGACATGCCTGCAGCGTTTCGATCTATCGTTCTGTTGTATTTGGCTATGATTGCCCGGCAACAGGCGATTGTCGCTAAATTGACATCATCGTTATGCTCAGTGAGCAGAGCGCTGATTGTCTCATTTTGCAAAATCTGATCATTGGTGTCGACATCGCCTAGCTTCAATCTGACCTTGTCCAGATTGGTAGATAGAGATTCGCTAAACGACCATGTCATGATCAGACCTCGTGTTTCACATTGCGACGTCTCTTGCGTTTTGGCGGCGCAGTCCTCGTGTCCAGATCAACCCAGCGGATCCATCCTAACGATTTGTGCGCTTCGAAATTGCGAAAGGTCCAAGTTAGGGCTTCAGGTACTGGGTCGCCTATTTTGCGAATCTCGTACCTGTCGCCCTCAACCTTGACTGTGAGTGGTTTCCCCGCAACCCACATCAGGATCAGGTATCCACTGTTACAAATCGCGCACCGAGAACAGAGCTGACTTGTTTGTGGTCATACGCCATTTCCATTTCAATGCGGTCACTGCGAAGTTGATCCATCCTAAAACGAGACACACGCTGACCGTCTGGGCCTGCGCCCTGGTATCCTGTCCACGCAAACGAGTAGCCTGCTGATGGTGTCATCAGACCAGGGTTATCAGGTACGTGCAGAACGAGCGCGGTATCAGTGGTGAAGATTCGCGAAACGGAATCGGTAGCACCTTCAAGCGCACTGTTGTAAACGCCGCGAGCGACGATCACTTTTTTCATTCCGAGAAGCCCCGCAAGAATATCCTCTGTTACGATTCCCTCTTGCGTGTAGCGAATTCGGTCAACGACGTCGGCGCTATTTTTCAAGGCATTGAACGCCGCAACACCGAGGCAGATCACGTTCCCACGAAAACCAGTCTTAGCCTCGATAGAATCCGCTTGCGCTTCGATGTCCTCGATCGGTGTTGCACCGCTCGCATCCCACTTTGTGCTGGGCGTGATGTCAGATCCGGTTGTTGAACCGGTCCAAGATCCGCCGCTGAAAAAGCTGCTTGCCCAATCAAGATCCCGCTTGATCAACATTTGTTGTGTCAGAAACTTTGTTGCGTCTGCGTCCATATCAAGGGGCGCATCTGCGTTTGCTCTGATCTGATCTGCGACATCTTTATGCAAAGCATTAACAGTCGCAGAATAGGACGAGGTGCTGAGACCATATCCCGCACCTGCTGACTCTGTGCCGGGGGCACGAACCTGCGCGGTTGATCTCAAGAAGTCACCTTGATCATATTCAAAGTAGACATCTGATTGTTTAGGCACTCCGATTAGAGGAAAGCACTGCGTGCTTGTGCTCAGTTTAGCCTGATCTTGTACCCATGCGATACTCACGTTGGTGAGGGGACTATTGACGTGAACGTCACTTCTAGTTGGCTTTGGCATTTTGGGACTCCCTTACGCTTGCTTGCCGTTTTTCTGAAGGAGAACAGAAACGATATCCCCATCAGCGGTTGGATCTTCTAATGCGACACCCATTCTAAATGACCCGGTATCGGATACCTTGCCTGCAGAATTGCTATCACAGCCTACGTTGTAACCTGCCCCAAGCCCTGACTCTGTTCCAATATAGAGCTTCGTCACCCCATAAATGCAGACTGTAGCAACTTGCCCAGATTCGGGCTTGTTTTGTACAACGCCAACGGGGTTGCCGTCGTCGCCAGTCAGTACTGCCTGCCCGCTCGTATTCACGGATACAAAATAGTACTGGCTAGATGAGAGATCCTCCCCAGCAACTAGGCTGATTGCGATCATGTTCTCTGAGTATGCCATTTTGAGATTCTCCTCTACTTGGCTTGTTCGTTAAGATAATCGGTGTATAGACCGGGGTTGTCGCGCATAGCCTTCTCAAAGGCTTTAGCATAGGACTCGTCCGATTTTGCGACACGACTTTTTGCGATGTTGTCTAGCTTGCTGTAAGCACTGCCGCTCGCAGCCTCGCCAGTCATACTTGAACCGAGTTCATCAAGCAGATCGCCTTTCTCAACCATCGCACTAACAGACTTGAAGATCCCCTCAATGTCTTTTGCAATTTGAGAATCCATCGCGTAGAGCGACTTCAGCATCAATCCTAATTCTTCGGGTGATTTGCCAGGCACAAAACGAAACTCTGTCTGTGCCTTTGCGATAAACTCTTTGCGTACGCGCTCGTCTCGTTCTTTGGCCAGAGACTTTTCAAGCTTGTCCGCTTTTGCGACAGCTTCTTTTTGAGACTTCCAAAGAGCCGTAACTTGATCTCGGACAGCAGGATCTAGAGCGGCTAGAGATTTCTGTAGCGAATCGGGATTTTCCTTTTCCGCTTTCTCTGCGTCCTCTTCCTCGTCCTCTTCCTCGTCAGCCAGTGTCGCACCTTCGGACTCTTTGCCCTCTTCGAACTCTGTAGCTTTTTCGGACTCGGTGATCATTTCGGAAAGCTCTTTTACTTCTTCCTCTTCCTCGTCCTCGTCCTCGTCAGAAAGTTTCGCACCCTCTGACTCTTTGCCCTCTTCGAACTCTGTCATTTTCTTTACACCCAAACCCTCTGAAACTACCGCTAGAGCTTGTTCTGCGGGGATCATATCTGAGTAAGCATTGAGAATTTTCATCGCGCCTTTGACGGCTGCGGCAGCTTCCTCAGACAGGTTTGCTGATTTTGCGACTTTATCAAAATGGGATTCGTCGCTCGTTTGAGCGTCAATGACTGCGTGCAGGATATCTGACATCGAACCTTCCTCGTTTCGTTTCATTATGGGAAATCGCTTTTTGAGATTCGCCCCTGCTGGGACCAAACTCACCTCTACGGTTTCCAAATCTGTTAGCGCCGTGATCGGCATTATTGATCCTCGTTCAACTCTACAAACTCAACATCTGGCATCTCACTTTGGGACATCGGTGCGCGCTTTCCATATCCGCCTATTGAATAGGCATTAAGCTCGCCCTG